TCGGCATAATCATCCAACTTTACTTTTTTAAGTTTCTCTTCGGAAAATGAGTGTAAAATATCTCTATCAATATCGTTTTTTTTCTTCTCTAATATCTCCAAATCCAAATTACCATCTACTGGCACCAACTCTTTTGTTAATCCCAATATTCTATCGGATAAATCAGTTACATCTATTGTTCTATTTTCTAATGTTTTTTCTAATCCTCTTAATTCGGATTTTTTAGTTTGTTTTTCTAATCCTTTTTCGGCTAGTTCACTTGTAAAATCGGTCTTTTTGAAATTTCTAATAAGAATCGAAACCTCTTTGTTATCCTCAGCCGCTGTTTCATATAGTTTATCAAAAATATTCAATCCCATAAACTGAGCCAATAACTCCTTACGTTCTGATTGAGATTTGTCAATAAAAATTGAATTGTTGCCCTGTAATGATAAAGCAGTTAAAACAAAATCATCATATTTACCAACATGCTGTTCTATTACTATATTGGTATCACGTCTTTCAGTTCCATTTAATGATGTAATTATCCCATCTTCTTCTTTCCAAAATTCCACATCTACTTTTACGTTTCTACCCTTATTAATTGTTCTAGCTGTTCGTTTTATATAATAATCAATTCCAGATATTTGCAGATGTAGTTTGCATTCAAACTCACTCTTACGATTGTTCATAATATTAGTAGCTTTAAATGCTCTACTACATTTATCAAATAAACAGAATGATATTGCATCGAACAAAGATGATTTACCACTAGCGTTTGGAGCAAATAGACCCATTAATCCGCCCACCTTAGTGAAATCTATTATATTATCTTCTCCGTATGAAAACATATTACTAAATGAAAAATTAATAGGTTTCCATTGTATGTTTCTATATATCTCCTCTTGCTTTATTCTACTGTTAATATCACGGTTTATTAACTCTAACCCATTCAAATCGGATGGAGTAGCGAATGGTAGCATTCTCTGAACATAATCGCAGATTAGTGTATTTTGGTAGTTTATATCCGTTACATTCTCAAATTCTAATCGGCTTAAGCGATTGCCTGTCTTTGTTTTATTAAATGAGTCCGTTCGTACAATAGTGAAATCTTCGACACCATATCGCATTTTAATTTCAGTTATTACCTTTTTCGTATCAGCCGCATCTGTATTTGATAATCTCACTCTAAGTCTTGGATTCTTAGGCATATCGGACACAATCGGAACTATGCCATTATCCACATCCATTGTGTAATATCCGTAATCGTTTTGAATATCAATCGCTTCATATTCTAATGTATCCAAATCCCAAACCAATAATCCATGTCCCGATACGCTTTCTCCAAAATTTTGCTGTACGAGCGAGCCGGCATATACCACTTTACATCCACTTGGGGAAATCATTTCCTGCCGTTTATGTATATCGCCTAATAATGCCAAATCATATCCATCAAATATATCGGTTGTGAAATGCCTACTACTTACAACGTATCCTATATCGGTTGAAGAATTATCAATTGGTCCGTGAAATAATGCAATCTTTCTAGCTGCAGTTAACGTATTTCCCTTTGGCCAATTGGCTTTATTATCCAATATACTAAATACGCCAAACTCTACCCCACCGATAGGATATACCTGAGTATCTCTTAAATAATGAAAGTTTGGTAGGTTTAGGGCTTCCACAATCGGAGTTAGAACATCTAGTCTATCCGAATTATTCATATTACAATCGTGATTACCTGTAATAAGAATAGTTTCACAATGGTTCGAACATTCGGTAAATAACCAACTGATTTCTCTAACCAATTCAGGAGATAATTCCAATTTAGCATGTGCTATATCTCCAGCCAAATATATAATTGAATCATCCGTTCCTCTCTTACGAATTTCTTCAAACATCCTTTCAAACACCTTTCTATACTCATCATGTCTCTGTACATTTCTTATATGTATATCAGCTATATGATATATGGTCTTTAATTTATTCATAAACTATATATTTTACTTAATAATAAATCTTCAGAAGTAAATTCTCGTGTATTATTTAATTCTGCATAAAATTGTTGGTATCCCATATCGGATGCATCTTTATCTCTGAGATGCATCATCTTAACATTTATACCTTGCTTTCTAAAATATTCAGCAACTTTAGTCGCATCAGCGATTGCATCATTATCAAGCGCTATAACAACATCGGTTACTTTACTCATAAAAATCTTCTCAACTAACATCTTAGATGGAAATTTACCCAATAGAGGTATTGCATTTCGTTTAATCGTAATTGCATCAAATACTCCTTCGCATAATATTATCGGTTCACCCCAATCAATATGCGATTCAAGCATTATTACATTTTTACTTATCGGTGGATTCTTATATTTCATCGTTTCCTCCGTATAATATGAACGAGATATGAAATAGTTAAGCTGACCATTCAAATCATACGATGGTATTATGATACGTCTTGCATACAATCCTTCCTTGCAGTATCCAATATTATACTTAATTATTTCTTTCATACCTATCCCACGTTGAATGAGGTATACCATGGCATGTTTATATTCTGGATTGAACCCCAATGGTGGAGTAGATAATGTAATATATTCTTTTGGGAGTTGGATAAATACTTTAGTTTCTAAATCATCCGTTTGAGGATTCCAATTAGTATCTCCATAAATATCTCTAATTAGAGATATCGTTTTCCTGTCTACATCTAACTTTCTAAGAAGAGATGTCAACTTTTTCCCACCACTATTGCAATTCCAGCAATGCCACTTTTGAGTGTCCGTATTTATTTGTAATTTTGGCTTATGATGGTTACAAAATGGACAGTTGAATGCTAGCTCACTACCCTTCAGGGTAAGAGCACTACCCATTACATTAGTTAGGGTATTAGTTACTTTATTTTTATCGGTATTGGTTATCACATAACAAATATAATAAAAATATTTTGAATTACCAAATTATTTATACTATAAAAACCATTCATCTGGTATTATCTTATCGGAGTATTTAAATCCATGTTTAATACACCAATCAGCATATGTGGTTTTTGAGTTTTTGGATATTTTACTTTTTGAACTTGTAAATACAAATCTAATATCCAATTCGGGATGCTGCTGTTTTACCAATAGTTGCTTTTTTCTATCTGTAACTACGAATCTACCTTTAGTTTCAATCCGTATACCATTTGGTAATTTAAAATCAGGATGATATTTATGGTTTGTAGCCGGTATTACATACGGTATCGCTTCCGTTTCATATTCTACGGTAATACCTTTGTCACCTATTTGCTTAGCAATAGTTTCTTCTAATCCACTTTTAAATCCGTATTTTCTTGCTACCCAAGTTTTACTTTTGGGAGTATTCGTAACTCGTTTGGCCACACTATTATTTTCTAGTTAAAGTAGTAGAATATTTTTTATCACTTAAACTACCGCCTCTGCCGGTTTTAAACTTTTCAGCAGTTAATATCTGCTCATCTACTTTTTTCAAATCATTTGTGGTATATGGAGTTTTTGCGTTTACCCCAGCATCAAATGAAATTTTATCAACACCTAATGTCGATTGTTGTGCTTTGTATAAATCTAAAATTTTTGACATATTTGTTATTTTAGTATAAATATATAATTAAGTATCAAAACGAATAATAAAGTTTATAGGCAATTCAGGATCTGATTTAATTGGTTGTGGTATTTTTGCTACAGCCACTAAATCACAATTATCATCATATAATCCAATTGTAGTAATAAATGGAGCTAAATAAGATCCCGTCGAATCCAGAGATGTTTTATATTCATAATCTTCAAACCCTCCTGATATTGAATTATTATATTGTGATTTATAAGAGTAGTCTAATACGTTTCCGTTTTCTAATGTTGATATTTTTCTAATGTATTTTACACCAGGATTCGTAGTTGTCCTATATATTCGGCCATCCGAACCAGTTATGTATTCTGTTACTCTTCCAACTTCCACAACTGCGCTTGGATTTTGAGAAATATTGAATTCATCCGGCTCTACTATTAATAGAAACTCATTTTCATAAATAGTTTCTGTAGACTTATAATCCAAAGACCATCCATCTGCTAATCTAGTTCTTATATCCGCATCTAATGTAAACACTATTAAACCTTGGTTATAAAATACATTACCAACTCTAATTCCCTGAGCTTCTTCTGGTAAGAATGGTAAATCGTTAACTACTATTAATCCGTTATTACCATCGTATCTATACAGTTCAATTATTGGATTTGCTCCCCAAGTTTGTAGTCCAGCTGAACCAGACTCATACTGAAATTTTATAGTGCCTGCTTCTAAATCAACAAATATATTATTTGGTTGTATGGTAGATGCTGTATATGGATTTTCTAATAAATCTCTGAAATAAAATTCGTTAGTTTGGTTATCAATTAGTGATACAACTATACCATCATTATTACTTTTTAAATTACCAAACCCATCATCCGTGCATATATCAGTTTCATCTACTATACGAACGGATAACTTGCGTATACCATCTCCTATTGCTATCTGTGGAATACTAATTACCTTTGCGTAATTATTAAGATATCTTTCATTTAGAAATAATCTCTTTTCGTATTCATTTAGCTTATGACCAGTTCTAGTAAATACGTTATCATCGTTTCCATTATAAAATTGCGCACGTAACTGGCCATATGTAGATACTTTATCATTGATGTCTCCTGATAAATATCCATCATCTATTGATGCTGTTACCGAATCTCCATGTAAATTACTATAGAATGTACTCAATGCTTCCAACGTTGAAGCATTTGAGGTAGACTCGTTCCATTCTTTATAAACTTTAAATGGACGAATACTAATATCCGACTTTGGTATCCTTTTTAACATATCAAATATAAATATATAATTAACAAAAAACCCCCAAATTGGGGGTTAGTTGTTAACTCTATTTCTGTTTAGAAATCTAACTTAACTTTGATAGCTACTTCCTTATCAAATGATTTTTCTATTGGTTTTGATGTTTTAGCTACTGCTAATAGTTCATTTGCATCATCATACATACCTACACTTGTGATATATACTTTAGGGTCTCTTTCAAATGTGGGTTGAACGAATTGTCCAGTGGAGCCAGTTACAAACGTTGGATTATTTGAGAAATTAAATTCTCTATTGTTTGCTCTAATAAAATAATGGGATGTAGATACGTTTTCCGTTCTACGAGCTTGAAAATCTGCTGCACCACTAATTGATGTAAACAGGTTACGCATATTACTCACATTGCCATAAGTATTTGCTGCTGATGCAGATGTAAAGGTTACACCAACGGATGCGCTAATAGCTGATGGGTTTAGTATCATAATACCGGCATCGGGATAAAATAATCCCCATCCCAATCCATTGGATGATGTATATGAGTTAATAGTTCCTTCATTAGCCGTTCCAATGTTTAATGCTCCACTTACCATATTGAATACCCTACCACTCGCTCCAACTGTTTCTAGTTGACCCGAGTCATCTATTAAAGTTATCCTTCCTCTTGAACCCGATAAATCTATTTGTATATTTCCCGGATCTAATCTTTCTTTATATCTGGCTCTATTTATGTTTATTGCATATAAGTGTTCCAAATCGTGAGCACCTGCGACAGTTCCACCATAGACACTAAAATAAGTATCTGCACCATCTAACAATAAATTACGAAGTTGAGAATATATTGCTTTGGTTTCTAAATTAGAAGTATCAGTCTGACTTAAAGTGGGTACACCTCCACCACTTATATGTCCGTATGCGATTGAAAACTGAACTTCAGCTGAATCAGATGATGATGGTTCATTATAAACATCTAAT